TGTTTGCCGATATCGGCATCAACGTCAATTTCGCCGTCGGAACGCCCAATGCCGCCAACGGGCTTTCCGGCGCCTATGCCGACCAGACGACGCTTCAGACGACGGCGACTCTGCCGTTCCGCGTTGTCGGTCTGATCACCGATCCGCCCGGGGCCAATGGCACCGACTCCCTCAGCGCTTACAATTTCATCATTGTGGCGTTCAACAACGTCGGCACCAAGTCGCTGACCGGTATCTAAGGGGAGTCTGACAAATGCCCGTCAATCTAGCGGCAATCAAGGATCTGCTCCTCCCGGGTCTCCGGGGAGTGACGGGGAAATACCCCCAGATCCCAACGCAGTACGACAAGATTTTCGAGAGCTCGACGTCCAACATGGCTTTCGAGCGCACCGCAGAAATGCGGTATCTCGGCTATGCGCAGCTGAAGAATGAAGGCGGGCAGACCGCTTTCGACAACAATGCCGGCGAGCGCTACGTCTACAACCAGGAGCACAACGAGCTCGGGCTTGGCTACGCGATCACCCGAAAGGCGATCGACGACAATCTGTACAAGACCCAATTCAACCCGTCGAACCTGGGCCTGATGGAATCCTTTGTGCAGACGAAGGAAATCTATGCGGCCAACGTGCTGAACACGGCGACGACGTTCAATGCGCGTATCCAGGGCGATGGCGTGGCTCTCTGCTCCACCGCGCATCCGATCGACGGCTCCACCGTCGCGAACCGGCCGACGGTCGACGTGGATCTCAACGAGGCCACGCTCCTCACCGGCATGATTGCGATCCGGACGAACTTCCGCGACCAGGCGGGCCTGAAGTTTCATGCCCGGGCGCGCAAACTGATCGTGCCGCCGCAACTCGAGCCGGTGGCCATCCGTCTCACCAAGACGGAACTACGGCCGGGCACCTCGGACAACGATGTCAACGCGATCGCGTCGACGGCCGGCGGTCTGCCGGAAGGCTACATCGTCAACGATTATCTGACGTCGGCTTTCCCGTGGTTCCTGCTCACGGCGACGAAGGGGCTGATCTACATGTCCCGCGTTGCCTACGAAACCGACATGAACGTCGATTTCATCACCGACAACCTGTTGGTCAAGGGCTACGAGCGTTACAGCTTCGGGTTCTACAACTGGCGGTCAATCTACGGTTCGTTCCCGACGTCGTAAGGGGTTCCCGTTATGGTCAAATCGGCCTTTTCGGGTCCTCTTCTTTCCTTCGGGGAGGATCCGACGTCCTACAATCCTGATTTGGCGCCTTCGGTGTTCATTCAGGGTGCGCTCTTGATGGATCCGCGCTTCCCGTACAATCCGGATCGGGACAACGCAAAGTCTGTCGTGGGCTATCCGATGGTCAACGATATGCTGCAGGTCTCTGCGGTGCCGTCGACCATTTCGGCCGTCAACATCGCCGCGGCGCAGGTTCCGGTTTCTGGAACGGCCATCACGCTTGTGGCGGCCTCCGGCGCCGGAATCACGATCAATCAATCGATCGTGCGTTCCGACAACCGGGCGGCGGTCACGGGCTTGCGCGTCATCGACGCCGCGGTTTCCATGCTCGCGTTTGGGCAGGGGAAGGCGGGCGCCGGCGGCCTGGTCACGGCGCCGGATCCGTTGACCATGCTGGCCCGGGCAGTCCGTATCACCTCGGTCGGCAACGACTCGGCTGGCACGTTCATCGTGCGCGGGTACGACCAGTATTTTTTCCCCATGACGGAAACGATCACCGGCGCCAATGCCGGTATCGCGACGGGGAAAAAGGCGTTCAAATATATCGCTTCGATCACGCCGGCCGGCACGATGTCGGGTTCCAACATCTCGGTTGGCACCGCCGATATTTTCTCGCTCGGCATGCGTTCGGACGTCTGGGATCTGGTCCAGATCTATTGGAACTCGGCGCTCATCACGGCGACGACGGGTTATGTGGCGGCTGTCACCACTTCGCCAGCAACGGCGATCACCGGCGACGTGCGCGGAACCTACGCGGTGCAATCCGCGTCGGACAATACCAAGCGGTTGACCATTTTCGTCACGCCGAATATCGCCAACATCAAAACCGCTGTTGGCCTGTTCGGTGTCACGAATTTCGCAGACTTCTAAGGGGACTCCGATGCGCGGAAAGAAGAAAGACGGCGGCGGCGTGGTCATGAAAGACGAGGCGCCTTCCACCTCGTACACGCCTCCGAACAACGTGGAGAAAGAGGCGAAGTCCAAGGCCAAGGGCGGCGCCGTCAAGGATTGCAAGCCGGATGGGCCGATGAAGGCCAAGCGCGGCGATCGACCTGGGCGCAAGCTCGGCGGGCGCGTCGGGGCGGACAAGGCGCCGTTGAGCTCCGCAGCCAACAGCAGCGCGCCGCCGGGTCGATCTATCTCCTGACGGTTGCGGAATTGGCCTAAAACGGGCGGGGCCATTGGTCCCGCCTTTATTCTATCTGAAGCGAGGAATACTCGATGGCCCTGCCGATCACGGTTTCGAAGATCCTGACGGCGGAAGAATGCGTGGTCTTGCCGCTGACAAAAAAATGTCAGCGGTGCAAGCAGGCTCTATCGATTGAAGCATTCGGTAAAAACTCAAGGCGCATCGATGGGCTTCAACATTATTGCCGAGGCTGTTTCAGTGAGTACCGGAAGAATGACCGAAAATCAGAAAGAGATGCTGCGGAGGAGTCCAGCAGACAGAATGGGAAGGTATGCACTTCCTGCAATTTAACAAAATCAATATCCGAATTTGGTAAGAATGTGTCTGCTCAAGATAGGCACAATTATCGTTGCAAAGAATGCGTTAATGAAAACTTGAAGAATAGAAAACCAAAAACCAAAACTATGACGCAGCGGCGCATAGGGTGGCTTTGGACGAAATATCGAATTAGATACGATGACTATATGAACATTCTCGATAAGCAATCATACCAGTGCGCTATCTGCAAGTATCCTCACAAGGATGATGAGCCATTGGTTGTCGATCACTGTCACGATAGTGAAAAGGTAAGAGGATTGCTTTGCGGAAAATGCAATACGGGAATCGGCTTTCTGCGAGATAATGCTACTTTGTGTAGGATTGCAGCGGAGTATCTGGAGGAGCGGGGCTAATGGGTCTTCCTGTAACAGTAAGCAAGGTACTGACCGCTGCGTCTGCGAACGCTATCGCTCTCGCTCAAGCGCCTGGCGCTGCCGCCAATCTCACGCTGAACGGTGCGGCTGTCTCGGGCGGTGTCGCCACGCTGGACACGCAACGGCGCGTCATCATCACTTCGGTGGCCGATGAGACCGGGAAAACCTTCACGATCTTTGGCACGAACCAATACGGCAACGCCATCCAGGAATCGTTTGCCGGCGCCAATGCGGGTGTCGCGGTTTCGACCAAGGATTATCTGACAGTCACGCGGGTGGCCGTGAGTGCGGCGACGGCGGGCAACGTCACGGTTGGTACCAATGGCGTGGGGTCAACGCCGTGGATCGGCCTAAACCCGCATGTCGCGCCGGCAAACACGTCCATCGGCGTGGTGGTGGTCGGGACGATCAACTACACGGTGGAATATACCTACGACAACGATCCGTTTGGCATGGTGAATGCGACGCCGGCGACGCCGCAATCGGTGGCGTGGCCATTGACCGTGCTGGCGGCCAAGACGGCGACGGCCGATGGTGGCCTGACGGGCCCGGCGACGGCGCTGCGCCTCACTGTGAATTCCGGCGCCGGATCGGCGTCGATGACGGTTCTGGCTGCAGGCATAGTGGGAGGCTGATCTGATGCGTTCATTTCTCGCTGGATTTCTGGCGCTTTTTCTCTCCGCGTCGGCCGTCCTGGCGCAGCAGGTCACGCCGGTCATTGTCCTGAACGGCTCGAGCGTTGTCAGCGGTTCCAACCCGCTGCCGATCACTGGTTCCGGTGGAACGACAAATGCGGCGGTCGCACCAGCTGCGCCGACGGCGACAAACTCCAATCTGATCGGCTGTCAATTCGTCACGGCCGGGGTTGCGTTCACAAACCTGCAGCAAGGCGCGCTGAGTTGTGATGCGCGCGGTAATCTGCTCGTCAACACGATCGGCAGTCAGGCATCAATTACCGGCAACGGTTCGGGAACGACGGGCGCCGTGGTCGGGACGCTTGCCGGGGTCGCATCCAAGACAACTTACATGTGCGGTTTCGATGTTTCCGCGGTGGGTGGCACTGCAGCAGTCGGGCCGGTGGTGGTGGCTGGGCTGGTCGGCGGCAGTTTCACATACCAGTTGTTTTCGTCTGCCAGCGGGGTGATTTTCAGTCGAACCTTCACGCCATGCGTTCCGGCATCGGCGGTCAATACCGCCATCACCGTGACGACGACGGCGGACGGCACGGCTACGGCCGTCAATGTCAATGCTTTCGGGTATCAGCAATAAGGGGTTCGACATGACGACTCAGACGATCAATTCGGCGACGGCATCCACGCCGGTCAAGATCCAGGGCAAGACGTTGAGTCCGGTTCTCCCGGGCTTCCTGGTGTCGCTCTCGGCTGGGGCGGTGCTGACGTACAATATCGAAGCGACGGGCAACACGGAGGAGCAACTGCAATCCACTTGGTCATGGACTCCGATGACGGGGTTCACCGGCCTCTCGGCGTCGATCGATGGCACGCTGCAGGCGCTTCCGACCTATATCCGCATGAATATCACGACATATACCAGTGGAACGGCAACGTTCCAAACGATCCAGCCGAACGCAAAGTAAGGGAGTCGGATGGATGACGATTGCGGTCCCTGGGCTCAATCCATTTCATACTATCATCAAGCGCATCAGCAGAATCGACACAGGTGGTCAATATGACGTAATTCGTCGACTTCGTACGTCGATGGCGCGTTCCCTAAACAACAATCCAGAACTACTTGGAGTATATTCTCCGGCTCCGACCATCGTCAATAACAACACTGATGACACGACACTGACGCAGCAGTTAACCCCCCATGACAACCGATCACAGATCGCATGGACCGGCGGCCGACTCTATACGTCGAGCAGCACCAAGCGCGGTTATATAGTCACGAATAATTTCTACCCGGCCACTGGCAACGCGACGGCCGTCATCGCCGCGACTGTCACCCCACCATTCCTGAACGTAGGTGAAAATATTCAGAGTTGTTATACATTTTGGTTCGAGACCGATGCGCCGAAATTCCAACTTAATATTCCTTCGACAGTAAACTCTCCAATACGCATTATTGTCGATGGCCAATATCTAACGACTACTGGCTGGGATACATCAACTAACAATTACGTCAGCGTAGATTTTACGACTAGGAAGCCACGCACTATAGGCATTGATTGCAACAGTGTCGTTCAGTTCCGCTCCATGCGCGTCGATGGTCTGTCCCGTGTCTGGAAGCCGCGACCTGCTGAAGACACAAAGGCCATCTTCACAGGCGACAGCCATCTTGCGGGAACTATCGTCGGGGTTCCCGCCCTCGCTGGCCACCTCGTAGGCAAACTATGCGGCATCTGGGATTGCCGCACGGCAGCCGTCCCGAGCACGGGCTATCTGGCCGATGCATCAGGCGCTCGTCAGAACATCTTTGGCCAGATGGATGCTTGGATCAACGAAATGACTTATGATCTTATCGGTTTTGCCGGTGGGTTCAATGACACGGCGTTGACTCTAGCGACGGCGGCGGACAATGCCCTAGCATGCTGGCGCAAAGCGAGAGGCGCGCAGCCCAATGCATTCATCGTGGTTTTCGGGGTTTGGGCGACGAATACGGGTCCAGGTGCGAACAATATAGCTCTGGAAAATCTCCTGTCGGCTCGCTTCGCGACATGGGCTGATCCGTTTTCGGCATTCATTCCGGTTTGCACTGATGTGCAGCCTTGGGAATATGGAACAGGAAGCATTTCGGCGCCGGTTGGCGACGGGAATTCTGATCTGTATACAAACACCTCAGATTTGCCGCATTACAGCATTGTTGGGCAGCAATATCGCGGACTAAGAATGGCAAATGCCATCCGGAATGCTGTTTTCTCGATCGCAGCATAGGGGCAATAAATGGCGACCTCTGGGACCTATGCTTTCAATCCGGGTGAAGCACTTCAATTAGGCGAAAAATGATGCCAGGAATCGCGCTGCAGGGTGTTTCCGCAAATCCACCTCTTACTCCGGTAAGGGCATATCCGAAACGTGTCATGGTCTTTGGGGATAGCATCTCGAGGATTTGCAGCACGAATGTTACTTCTGCATGGCCAAATAACGTGTTGGCTTTCAATAATGAAGGCTGGATCACGTGGGCAAACCGGCTGCTCGGGCAGCGGCTCTATTTCGATCCCACGTTGAACAAGGGGGTGGACGGCAATCGGACCGATCAAATCCTCGGCCGTTTCGGTGCTGATGTCGCGGGGAATTCAGGAAGTTTCGATATTCTCTTTCTGCAGGGCGGTTCGAACGACGTGCTGCAGGGTAGCCCGACTGCGGCGCAGGCCGCGGCCAATCTTCAAGCTATCGCAACGCAGGCCGTGGCGCTGGGAAAGCGCGTCATCTATCTGATTACACCGCCGCAAGGTACGGGTTCAGCGATCACGGCGAACGGGCGCAAGGCGCTCCAATATCTGAACACGCTTATGCGTGAATGGGCTCTTACACATCCCTATGTGATCCTCATCGACCCGTTCCGGTCGTTGGCTGATCCGACCAGCGCGGCAGGAAATGCCATCACGGCGCTATTCATGGGGGACGGCATCCATCCTTCCGGTGGCGGCGCTTACAGGATCGGCAAGGCGATCGCCGATAGTTTGCAGTATCTTTTCCCACCATCCTCGACGCTCCTATCGAGCGGGAACGACGTTTACGACGTGACGTTCAATCCGGTGGGAAATCGACTCCTAAATCCGGCATTTCTGACGAATAGCGGGGGAACCGCCAGCAATTGCACGGGAGCTGTGGTTCTCAATTGGGTGCAAGGCAAGCTGACTGGGACGTTCGCCAATGCCGAAATCGTGGCATCGGTTGAGGCGCAATCGGCCGGCCTCAATGCCATGCCGGGCAACAAGCAGGTCTTCACGGTCAGCATGGCTGGCAAGACTACGAACGAGAGTTTCCAGTTCGTACAAGGTGTTTCCGGCATCCCTGCGGGGGCTACCATTTTTCTCGAGGCGGAAGTTGATGTCTCTGGCATCTCAAATATGTGGTACGGGCAGTTAAATATTGGCGACAGTGATAACGTGACCTTTCCCATTAGCGCATGTGACGGTTATGATGCTTATGGGGTGGGAAGTGCCAATCTAGCAAAGTGGGATCCACAGACTTACAGCGGTCTTGTGTTCAGAACGCCTCTTTATACAGTTCAGCGCGGCAATACGATTTATTCGCAGTTCATCTTTGCATTTGATGCAAGCACATCTGCAGCAGCCGTGATCAAGATTGGTGGTGTAAAGTTGTGGCGTGTGAATTGAGGGGGTTTGATGACGACCAGCGGCACCTATGCTTTCAAAGATGAGGTAGTGATCTACCGGATAACGAATACACTCAATGGTTCTCAATATATCGGAATCACCGAGGATTTTCATCGGAGAGTTCGACAGCATTTAGGAGCAAAGAACAATTCGAAAAAGACGAGAATTGCCGGGGCAATAAGGAAGTATGGGGGTGAAAATTTCACTTTCGAGGTGGTTGAGGGTTTCTCCGATAGAAAGTCGGCCTTGGCTAGGGAAATTGAGATAATTGAGGCAACGAAGCCGAGATATAACGTCACGAGTGGCGGCGATGGCGTTCGGATGCCTATTAGTTCGGAAACCCGACAGAAAATAAGCGCCACCCTCACAGGGCGTCCAAGCGTGTGGATCGGTCGAAAGCATTCAGCGGAAGCGAGAGCCAAGATGAGCGCCGCAGCAATGGGGCGGGTCGGTCCGAAGAAAGGTGAAAAGCGCTCAAAGGATGTTTGCGAAAAAATTTCAGCGAGTCTTCGCCAAAATCCAGTTAGATATTGGCTCGGGAAACAGCGAAACGAAGAGACAAAATCTAAAATAAGCGCAACGAAGCGAGCGGCTGCGGAGTCAAGAAATGCCGAGTTCCGGAACATGGAATTTTAATCCTGGGCTTGGCTCCATGTCGGCCTATGCGCTGGGCATGGCGGGGGTGCGCCGCTCGGCGATCCTGCAAGAGCACATTGAAGATGCGCGGATGGCGGCAAACCTGCTGCTGATCGATTGGGCGAGCAATACGGGCGTCAACCTCTGGACGGTCGACCTGCAGACGGTGCCGCTGGTCCAGGGCGTTGCGGAATATTCGATCGACGCGCAAACGATCATGGTCCTCGATGGCTACATCCGGACTTTTCCGGATGGGGTGACGCCGCAAGATCGGATTGTCTGGCCGATGTCCCGGACGGAATGGGCTTCGCAGCCGTCGAAAACCATGCAGGCGCCGCCAACGATGTTCTGGTTCGATCGGCTGATCGCGCCGACGGTAACGGTGTGGCCGGTGCCGGATGACCAGGGGCCATACACGCTGCATTTCTACCGCTGCCGCATGATCCAGGATGCTGTGATGGCCGGCGGGACGGATCTCGACGTCCAAAGGCGGCTGCTCGATGCTTTCGCGCATGACCTGGCCGCGCGGCTCGCGATCACCTATGCGCCGGATCGTGCTGAAAAACTGGCGGGATTGGCCTATGCTAAGCTGATGAAGGCCACGGGGCAGGACGTCGAAAACGTCGATATCTACATAACGCCGGGCTTGTCCGGGTACTACAGGGTAACTTGAAATGGCATGGCGGCCGCACGGAAGGGCTCGGGTCAATCCAAATGCGCCGCAAGCCTTCGGCATCTGCGACCGTTGCGGGTTCCAGTGGAACTTGGTGGATCTTCCTTTTCAATATGCGTGGTTCGGCAACACGCTGAAAAACACGGGTTTCCGGGTGTGCGAACCGTGTCAGGATAGGCCAAACCAGCAATTGCGGCCGCGGATCCTGCCGCCTGATCCGGTGCCGGTGATGAACCCGCGCCCGGGAAACTTCGCCGCGCAAGAGGCGGGCACCTTGACGCCGGAAGAAGCGGCGATCTTCATTCCGGACGATTGAGGGGCGCCGATGTCGCTGGACTATGCCACCTATCAAACCGCTCTCGCCACGCTGGCGGTGCAAAACGATCCGACGACTCCGGCCTGGGTCGCCGAAGTTCCGCGGGCGATCGAATATGCGGAGCTCCGGATCCAGCGCGATCTTGACCTTTTGGCCACGGTGTTCCGTGACTTCAGCGTGACTTTGACGCCGGGCTCGAGGAATTTCACGGTTCCGGCGGCCTTCGTGGTGGTCGAAGGTGTCAACCTGGTGACGCCGGTGGGTGCGGTCTCGGCGGATGCGGGTGTTCGCCATCCTCTGACGACGTTCACGCGGTCCTATATGGATGCGGTGTGGTCCGGGGGCGTCAATGGCGTGCCGACGGATATGGCACCAGTGGCGCAAAACCCGTCGATCTGGCTGCTCGGGCCGGCGCCGGACGCGGCCTATAAGCTCGAGATTATCGGAACGCAGCGCATGGTGCCGCTGTCGGTCTCAAATACCTCGACGTTCATTTCCCAGAACCTGCCGGATCTGTTCCTGATCGCCTCCATGATCCATATCTCGGCCTTCCAAAAGAATTGGGGCGCGCAATCGGGCGATCCGCAGCAAGCGGTGTCGTGGGAATCGCAGTATCAAACGCTGCTCAAGGGTGCCGGGGTGGAAGAGGCGCGGAAGCGCTACAAATCTTCCGCATGGGGCCCTGAGGCGCCGGCGCCGGTCGCCAATCCGCCGCGGGGTTGATGCATGCCGATCCAAGGCGTAAAATTTGCTCCGGGCCAAAATGTCGAGTTTACGGCCTCTCTCAATCAGGCGGGCTGGTCGCGAACGCAGCTGATCCGCTGGCGCAAGGGCCTGCCTGAGAAAATGGGCGGATGGGTCAAGTTCTGGCTCGCGTCCTTCGGCTCGCCGGTGCGCGATCTGCATGCATGGCAGGGGCTCAACTTCGATCGGCATCTCGCCGTCGGGGCGGAGGGCTCGCTCTCGGTCATCACCGGTACGGACGTGAAGACGGTTTCCAACATCACGCCGCAAATCACGATCTCGAATCCGTTTCCGGACTTCTCCACGACGATCGGTTCAAACATCGTCACCATCGTGGATCCGAATTTCGGGCCGACTCTCTATTCCTCTCTGTTTCTGGCCACGCCGGTGTCCGTGGGCGGCATCGTGCTGTCCGGGTCGTACCAGATTGCCACGGTGGTCGGAGCTCACTCCTACACGATCCTGGCGGCGTCGAACGCGGCGGCGACCGTCAACAATGCCGGCGCCGTGCCGGTGTTCTCCTCGACGCTGGGCAACGTGGCCGTGAATGTCCTCCTCGAGGATCACGGAAAAATCGTCGGCAACACGTTCTATGTCTACGTGCAAACGCTGGTCGGCGGCCTGACGATCGAGGGCGCATACCTGGTGCAAGAGGTGGTGGATCCGGATAATTTCACGATCAATGCATCGGTGGTCGCGACGTCGACGGATAGCGAGGCGGAAAACGGCGGCCTGGCGCAATTCATCTATTATATCGGCATCGGGCCCGTTGCGCAGGGCGCGGGCTATGGCGTCGGGCCCTATGGCCTGGGCGGCTATGGCATGGGCATTGCGCAGCCGGCGGCAGCTGGAACGCCGATCACGACAACCGATTGGACAACCGAGAATTGGGGGGAAATCCTCCTGGCCTGCCCGTTCGGCGGCACGATTTACCAATGGTCTCCGGACTCGGGGTTTTTCGTCGCCACGCCGGTCTTTGGGGCGCCTCTGATCAATGGCGGAATCTTCGTCGCCATGCCGGCGCGGATCCTGGTTGCGTGGGGCTCGAGCGTCGACGGCGTACAGGATCCGCTTTTGATCCGCTGGACCGACTCCGAGAATTTCAACGATTGGGTGGATTCCTCGCAAAACCAGGCGGGGAGTTTTCGAATTCCGGAAGGGTCGGCCATCATCGGCGGCCTGCAGAGTCCAAACTACGCGCTCATTTGGACGGATCTCGCCGTCTGGGCCATGCAGTATGTCGATTCCGAATTCGTCTTTGGGTTCGACAAGTTGGCGGACAAGTGCGGGGCGGTCTCATCGCATGCCATGGCGGCAAGCGGCGCCTCGGTGTTCTGGATGTCGGCGCTGCAGTTCTATGAGCTCGGGCCGTCGGGCGTGAAGCCGCTCGATTGCGATGTCTGGGACGTGATCTTCCAGGACATTGACCAAGACAACATTGCCAAGGTGCGCTGCGCGGTCAATTCCGGGTTCGACGAAGTGACATGGTTCTATCCGTCGGCCTCGAGCGGCAACGGTGAAATCGACTCCTATGTGAAGCTGAACACGGCAAATCCGGCGAAATATATCTGGGATACGGGCAAACTGTCGCGCTCGGCTTGGACGGATCAAAACGTCTACGGTCCGCCGATCGGCGCGGATCCATTGGGCTACGTCTATCAGCATGAAATCGGGCACGATGCGGACGGCGTGGCCATG